TGTATGATGCTTATGGTAAATCACATATATTGGAGATTACAAAGCAGATTTCAATAGAACGTCTTAAAAAAGCAATGACCGGCACTAAGCGTGGGCCACGAGACCCTAAAGTCATTGAAAAAATTAGACAATCCAATATTGAAGCATGGAAAAATAATGATGAGATGAAAGAGAAATCTCGTCAAAATATGATTAAATATTGTGCACCTAAAAATCAAACTGAAAGTGCAAAATTAAAGAGAGTTGAGAGTCGTAAAAAAAATAATACTGAGTGGCATACTGATGATGTTAAGCTAAAAATATCCAAAAGTTGGCAGAACCGAATAGTATCCGAATCTACTAAATGTAAAATGAGAAAATCTGCTATAAACAGAATTTCAGAAGCTAAGTTTAATGGTGGTCAGATAATACCTTCTTACAACCCATCATCAATTCCAATCATAGAACAGAAAGCAAAGGAGTTAGGGATAACAGACCTACAACACGCTGAGAATGGTGGTGAGTTTTACATCAAAGAGTTGGGTTATTGGGTAGATGGTTATTCAGCTGAAAAGAATATCGTAATCGAATACGATGAATCACATCACAAATACCGAGTCGAAAAAGACCAAAGACGACAAAAAAAGATAACAGAACATCTTAATTGTGAATTTATTAGGATATCTGAATAAAAAGATGTATATTTGTATATAATAGAACATAAAAAGTTATGAGTAGTAATTACAAAGAAATGTTTAATAAGTTATCAGAGACCCCTAAGAAGGATGTTAATGATAAGGTTATGATTGTTGACGGGCTCAACTTATTCATCAGAGTATTCGGTGCAGTACCTACGTTAAACGATGATGGGGAGCATGTTGGAGGGGTAACAGGTTTTCTGTTATCCCTCGGTGCTCTTATCAGAAAAAATAAACCCACTCGTGTTTTAGTGGTTTTTGATGGTAAGGGTGGTTCACATCGTAGAAAGAAAATGTATAAAGGATATAAAGAAGGTAGGACTGGTCTAACCAAAGTGAATAGGTTAGTAGGATATGAGGATTTGGAAGACCAACAAGAATCAATGAGAAAGCAATTTGGATTATTGATTAAATATTTAGAGTTACTACCTTTGGATTTATGTTATATTGACTATGTTGAGGCAGATGATATAATGGCATATGCCGCAAGACATATCTTTAAAAAAGAAGTATTAATAGTATCATCCGATAAAGATTTCTTACAATTGGTGGATGATAGAATTTCAGTATATCAACCAACTAAGAAAAAGATGATATATAAGGAAGATGTAAAAGAGCTCTTTGGTGTTCCATCTCACAATTTAGTATTTTATAGAATATTTGATGGTGATAAATCAGATAATATACCAGGTGTTCGTGGAGTAGGCCCTAAAACATTAGTCAACAAACTATTGTTCTTACAGAATGAAAACTTGGATATGAATACCTTAATGGAAAGTGTATCTGAATTGGATGACGAAAAATTAAAGAAAAAGATATTGGATAATAAAGATGTATTAGAATTAAATTATAAACTAATGCAACTTTCAGACCCAGAAATCGGTTCTTCTATAAAATCCAATGTAAGAGGCATTATCAATTCTCCTATAAATCAATTAAATTCATTTCAGTTCAAAAAACAGTTTATGATGGACAAGTTATATACTGCTTTCAAAAACATAGAAACTTGGCTAATGAATACATGGTCTGATTTAGATACCTATTCAAAACAAACCAAGAAATAATTTGGTTTTCTGAAAATAATTTCTTATATTGTAGTTATGGATAAATTCGGAAATAAATTTGGAACAAGTTTCCAAATTAAGATACTCTCAACGTTGATTTCAGACAGAGTTTTCTTTCAAACGGTATATGACATCATAAAACCAGAATACTTCGATTCTGAGTCAAATGAATGGATATTACGAGTGGTATTATCATACTTTGATAAGTATGAGAAAATGCCTACACTTGATGTATTCAAAATTGAATCTGATAAGATAGAAAGGGATGTTTTGAAATTGTCAGTAATTGATAATCTTAAACAAGTTTGGAATGGATTACAATCAGAAGATTTAGATTTTGTAAAAGAACAAACCTTACAGTTTTGTAAAAACCAAGAGGTTAAGAACGCAATTTTAGAATCTGTAAGTTTATTGGAACAAGGTAAATTTGATTTGATAAAATCTAAGATTGATGAAGCGATGAAAGCGGGCCAAGATACAGAGATAGGTCATGAATATAAAGTACACATTCAAGATAGGTATGAATCAACAGTCAGAGATGTAGTACCCACTGGGTGGGAGGCAATAAATGAATTGGTGGATGGTGGTTTTGGAAAAGGTGAATTGATTATATTCGCCGCTCCACCGGGTATTGGTAAATCTTGGGCATTAGTAAATGTGGGAATGGCCGCAGTAATAGAAGGAAAAACCGTAGTTCATTATACTTTGGAATTAAATGATGGATATGTTGGTCAGAGATATGATTCGGTACTAACTGGCATACCAGTTCCAAATTTAAAATATAATATGGAAGAGGTAGAACGTCAAGTCAAAAATTTAAGTGGTGAGTTAATTATTAAATACTGGCCAACAAAGACTGCCTCTGTAAATGCTGTTAGAGCAAGTTTAGATAAGTTAATTTTACGAGATAAAAAACCCGATGTGATAATAATAGATTATGCTGACTTAATAAAGGGTAATAATAGAAAAGAACGACATGAAGAATTAGAGGAAATCGTAGAATCTTTACGTGGGTTAGGCGGTCAGTACGAATGTCCAGTATTTACAGCATCACAGATAAATAGAAGTGGGGCGGATGATGATATTATCACAGGTACTAAGATTGCGGGTTCGTTCTCAAAACTAATGACAGCCGACTTCGTTGTATCACTCAGTAGAAAGATAGAAGATAAGTTAGCCGGAACGGGAAGATGGCACGTTATTAAGAACAGATTTGGTCCAGATGGGATGACTCTGCCATCAAAAGCCAATATGTCAAATGGTAGAATTGATATATATTCTGATAATTCCATTGATGGTAAAAAAACACAAAATGATATGAATAAGGGGGAGAGTTTAGTAAGAAAAAATTTGTTACAAAAATACAATGAGTTGAATACAGATATTGGGTTTTAATCTGTATTTATAAATACCACCCAAATTTTAAACATCAAAAATCAAGGAAAAATAACTATGGAAATATCTAATCAGATTTTATCGGAGATTACAGTTTACATGAAATACGCAAAGTATTTACCAGAAGAAAACAGAAGAGAAACGTGGGAAGAATTGGTAACCCGAAATAAAAAGATGCACCAAAAAAGATATCCAAGTTTAAAAGATGAGATAGAAGAAAAATATACCTTTGTATATGATAAAAAGGTACTTCCATCTATGAGAAGTATGCAATTTGGGGGAAAACCAATTGAGATTTCCCCAAATAGAGTTTATAATTGCGCATATCTACCAATAGACCATATTGATTGTTTTAGTGAAACGATGTTTTTATTATTAGGTGGTACTGGTGTGGGTTATTCTGTACAAAAACATCATGTCGCGAAATTACCAGTAATTCAAAAACCATATCCTAAAAGAAAACGTAGATTCTTGATTGGGGATTCAATAGAAGGGTGGGCCGACTCAATTAAGGTTTTAATGAAATCATATATGAATGGTGGTGGTAGTAGAATTGATTTTGATTTTTCAGACATCAGACCCAAAGGAGCAATGCTAGTTACATCTGGTGGTAAAGCTCCCGGCCCACAACCACTGAAAGAGTGTATTTTAAAAATAAAAGGGATTTTGGAATCAAAAGAAAATGGTGAACACTTAACAACATTAGAAGCTCACGACATTGTATGTTATATTGCAGACGCAGTATTAGCTGGTGGTATTAGGAGAGCTGCCTTGATTAGTTTATTTAGTGCTGACGATGATGATATGATTTCTTGTAAAAGTGGTAATTGGTGGGAATTAAATCCACAAAGAGGTAGAGCAAACAATTCGGCATGTTTAATGAGACACAAAATCAAAAAAGATTTCTTTATGGATTTGTGGAAACGTGTTGAATTATCAGGAACCGGAGAACCAGGTATTTATTTAAACAATGATAAGGATTGGGGAACTAACCCGTGTTGTGAAATAGCACTACGACCTTATCAATTCTGTAATTTATGTGAAGTAAATGTTTCTAATATTGTATCACAAGATGATTTAAATGAAAGAGTTAAGGCAGCTGCATTTATTGGAACACTTCAAGCTGGATATACACAATTTCATTATTTGAGAGAAATATGGCAAGAAACAACCGAAAAAGAAGCGTTGGTTGGTGTTAGTATGACTGGTATCGCATCTGGAGTAGTTTTAGGTTATGATATGAAACAAGCTGCAGATAGAGTAAAAAGGGAGAATACACGTGTTGCAAAACTTATTGGAATCAACAGAGCCGCTAGAACTACTACTGTCAAACCAGCAGGAACAACTAGTTTGGTCTTGGGTACTTCTTCTGGTATTCATGCTTGGCATAATGATTACTACATCAGACGAATAAGAGTAGGTAAAAATGAATCAATATATAATTACCTAGTAAAAAACCACCCAGAGTTGGTAGAGGATGAGTATTTTAGACCACATGATACTGCCGTAATCCAAGTACCACAAAAAGCACCAAAGGGTTCTATAATAAGAACTGAATCAGCACTTACACTTTTAAGTAGAATTAAAAAATTAGCAACAGAGTGGGTAAAATCTGGTCATAGAAAGGGTTCTAATTCACATAATGTCTCTGCAACCGTTTCACTAAAACAAGAAGATTGGGAATTGGTAGGTGAATGGATGTGGGAAAATAGAGAGTACTACAATGGACTTTCAGTATTACCTTATGATGGTGGAACATATATTCAAGCCCCATTTGAAGATATAACAGAAGAAAAATACAATGAGATGATGAAATCGTTAACAGAAGTAGACTTGTCATCAATTGTTGAAATAGAAGATAACACAAATCTATCGGGTGAATTGGCGTGTGCTGGTGGCAGTTGTGAAATACAATAAGATAGTAAATAATTTGGAAATTTAATAAAAATTTTGTATATTAGTTATATAACATGAGTAATAGAGAAACATATCCAACTAGCAATCCACTTTTATATAATTCCAAACGTGTGATACTAAACTCAAAGTTTGATATATACAAACTATTTTTAAAATTAAAAAATGAATCTAAAAATAAGTTATAGAAAAATCATGGCATTAAGAGGGGAAGCACATCCACAACATAAACTTACGGAATCCCAAGTAAGAATGATTAGAAAGCTATGGGCGATTGGTCATAGGAATACAAAAGTTCTTGCCAGAAACAACGGTGTGTCTACATCTAACATTCGTAAAATAGTTAAAAACGAAACGTGGACTCACATTCTCTTTGGAGAGTTTCACAAATACCAATAATACTTAAATTAAAATAAATGGAGTTACATAAATTATATGGAAGACGAGTCTTACACTTTCTATCACCTGTAAAATTCAAAGGTAATGTATATAAACACGGGTCAGATTCTAACTATAAAGTTGTAGAAAAAACAATAAAGTTTTTACCAATGTGTCATCATTATGTTGTTGTACCTGAAAATAATACAATAGATGACAGTAGGCTAAACGTTACTTTGTTAAAATACCCATATCCAAAAAATGCAGTAAGTAATAGAGCAACTTTTGACTTCAAGAGTTTTAGAAAACTATTATCTATGAAAAAAATGGATATTGATTTTGTATTTGTACATCAACCCGAACTACTATATAATGTTATGGTAGCACTTTCAGATGAGAGGTATGGTGAGATAGTAAATAAATTTTTATTCTTTCATTGGGTTGATTGTCCACAGAGTAGAGGTTCAGCCGCACTACCACATTCTTATATGAATCAACTTGGTGCAATAAATCAATGTAGTAAGGTGTTCTTTCATACTCACAAATCAAGTGAGTATTTTAAAAAGAACTATAATAGAGAATCGTCAACTGTATTAAATTTAGATTTTGTAAAGAATAAATCAAGTTATTTTCCACTATCATCCGATGATTTTCCAAAACCAAGACCATTTAATCTACCCGATAAAAAAGTAATTGTATTTAATCATAGATGGAACACATCTACGGGGTGGAAACGGTTGGTAGAATATACAGAAGATTTAGGAGATGAATATCGTATATGGTGTACAGACCCAAAAGCTCCAAAAGAGTATACTGGTGAAGTGTTACCTTTTGATGAATATGGATACTTACTAAAGGAAAGTTTATGTAGTGTATGTTTTGTAGATAGTTATGCTACATGGAATTTGTCAGTACAAGATGGATTGAAATTCAATAAACCCGTTTTATGCTACAAACACCCAATTATGACTGAAATTCTTGGTGAAGACTATCCATATTTCTTTAAAACAAAAGATGAGTTT